CGGTAGCAGTGTTAAAGGCAAGTCAATGAAGATTAGAAAAAATAATCCAGCTGCAAGACGTTCATTTAGAGCAAGACACAACTGTGATAATCCAGGACCACGTACTAAGGCACGTTACTGGTCATGCAGGAAATGGTAAAAGGAAAATAAAATGACAAAAACAGTAGCACAAGAAATTAGAGAAATGGGCGATCGCCTGTCAGCATTGTATGACGAGCCAGTAGCAGTTGACGAAGCAGGTGGGTATTATACACAACCAGTATACGACCTAATTGAAAAACACGGTATTGAAAAAGTAATGCACGAGCTACTAACATCGTTAGATGCTGATGCAATTCAAAGTTTTTTAAAACGTGCAGATTTTGAGGATTAATCAATGCGTATAGATGAATTTACAAATAAAAAGGACGAACGTGAATTACCGTTTAGTGTCGCAGAAGACCTAATGGTTTTTATGCGTAACGATCCTACATTCTATCGTAAGAAGTTTTATCCTTGTATGGCAGACATGCAAGATGCTAAAATAAAAGGTCAAGAAGTTAACTTTCCAGAATATGCTAGACCTATGGTAGTAAGTGCAATGGAAGACTACTGTCGTAAGTTTAATGTATCAAGTAATTCACAAAGTGTGTTTACAAAAGAAGATGAAGATGCTGTAATTGAAAAGCTCTATGATCAAGAAATAATGAAGATAGAGACTGGAGATTACTAAATGCGCTTTCAAGAATTCCGCCACGTATTAACCGAAGCAGCTAAAGTTGGCCGGGAATATCAGCATCTAGAAGATCTTGTGTTTGTAAAAGGATCTAAAGGTGCTTTCGAAGCAGCAGACATATTAGAAAAACTAGGTAGCGATAGCGGAGATGTTGCTATTAAGTGGGACGGCAATCCAACAATTTACTGGGGTCGTGAACCTGATGGTACGTTTGTACTTGTAGGTAAAAATGGTTGGGGTAAAAACAAATCAACATCATCACAAGACTTATCACGCTTTATTCAAAATTCAGGTAAAGGTGTAGAACAAGAACCGTGGCGTAAAGACTTTGGAGAAGAAATGGGTGAGATATTTGATATTATGCAAGCATCAACTCCTGCTAACTTCAGAGGCTATGTTTACGGAGACTTACTATATAGTCCACGTAAACCATTTACAAGAGAAAATGATGCAGTTACCTTTGAGCCTAACAAAGTTAAGTATACAGTTGACACTAGTAGTAAACTTGGTAAACGTATTGCAGGTTCACAGGTTGGTATAGTAGTTCATACCAAGTATGACGAATGGGGCGGCAAGGTTGGACAGCCAATAAAAAATGTTCAAGAATTAAATTCAAACGAAGCAGTAGTGTTAGGTCAAACATATGTTACACACCAACCTACAGTAGACACAAAAGCAGTTGAAGCTATTAAAGTTAAAGCAAAGAAGTATGCAGCTGATATAGATAAGTTTTTAGCAGGTGTACAAGGTCTAAGCAATCCAGCAAGTATTATATACACTTACATGAATCATATGACTCGTACACAACAATTAAGTAAAATTACAACAGGCTTTTTTGATTGGCTAAGTACTAGTAAAGTAAGTCAAGGACAACAAGCAAAATTAGCAGCGATGAATGAAGCTAATCCAAAAGCATTGCCAGAATTATTTGATCTTGTAAGACAAGTAATGCAAGCAAAAGATAGTATTATTGATCAACTTGATAATGCAGACGCAGATGTAAAGGCTACTACAGCAGGAGAGAAAGGCGGAGAAGGCTATGTTGCACTAGGAAGCAAAACTAAACTTGTACCTAGAACACGCTGGCAACCGAATTAAATATGTTATTAAGAGAACTATACGAAGGACCTAAAAAAGTAGCTGTAGCGGCATTCGGCAGAATGAACCCGCCTACTATCGGCCATGCAAAACTTGTAGATAAAATTAAAAGTCAAAAAGGTGATCATTACATCTTCCTAAGTCAAACCCAAAAGCCAAAAGATAATCCATTACCTTTTGATGTTAAATTACAGTTTGCTAAAAAATTCTTTCCAGGAGTAAACGTAGGTCATGCTAGTGTACGTACTCCAATACAAATGTTACAAATGTTAGAAAAACTAGGTTACACAGATGTTATCTATGTAGCAGGTTCAGATCGTGTAGCAAGTTTTGATAAACTGTTTAACGATTACAACGGCAAAGAGTATAACTTTGATAGCATTACAGTTATAAATGCAGGCGAACGTGATCCTGATGCTGAAGGCGCAGAAGGCATGAGTGCAAGTAAAATGAGAGCCGCAGCAGCAAGTGGTGATTTAAAAGCATTTGCACAGGGTGTTCCAGATAAAAAATTAGCACAAAACATGTATGATGCTGTACGTAAGGGTATGGGTGTTAAAGATGCTGAGCCTGTTGAAGAAGGCGATCTAGTAGTAGACAAAGGATCACTAGCAAATTATTTGCGTGATACTATTAAAGATTATGTAATGCAAGAAGAAGATGTAGAAAAACTTGCTCAACTGTTAAAGTTTATGGTTGGTAAAACAATTAAAGCACGAGGCGATAGATTTGTAATCACCAAAGAAGATGTACAAGAAGCATTAGGTTTGGTTGAGCGTGAGCTTACAAAGGGCGAAGAAAAAGAAAAAGAAAAACTTGTCAAAGGCATGAAGAAAAATAAAGACGATTTTAAACAACGTTACGGTAAAGACGCTGAAGCAGTAATGTATGCAACTGCAACTAAGATGGCTAAAAAGTAATGGATGAATTAGAACGCATAAAGAAACTTGCAGGAGTTAATGAATTCAAAGGGTATACTGAATATACTCTTGAAAATTTTAGTGACGCTGCAAATGCAAATGCAAAGAAGATGCGTGATAATAATATAAAGCCCGGCGACGAAGAATGGTTCAAACTATGGTTTAGTAAACCTAAAATGATGAATCAAAATATGCCTAGTGGATTTAGAGGTAGAACAAAATGAGATGGAAAGATATTGCAGAAGCAGCCGGTGTTGGCAAAATTACTAAACAAAATACTACTGTTGATGTAAAGCCTGGTGAAACACAACGTCAAGCAGCAAAGTTTGGAAACAAGGTTGACAAAAACGGCGTACCACCAACTCTTAGTAAAAACGTCAAAGGCAAGAGTACAAACGTATTATTTAATTTAGGTCTTGCTGAAGATTCTACACAGGAAGGAAAAATGATTCCTAATCCTGCAAATACATTTATTGCAAAAGCAGATACAGCATACGATCATTATAAGTTAGGCACTAATATGGCTAACTTAAAGGATGTTCCTAAAGGTGCTAATTATGACGAACCTGACGTAGTTATTGCTCCTTACGCTGGCAAGAAAGAAATGAAATACTTGCAAAAGGAACTTACCCGTATTGGTTATGATGTACAAGATGCTGACGGCTATTATGACACACACTTTGATGATGAGCCAACAGGCGGGGAAGCACCTCCACAAATAAAGAACTTTGGTCCTTTAGGTAGAGTTCCAGTAGCTAAACTCAAAGGTGTTCAAAAACAAAGATCATATAAAAAACTAGCAAAGCAATTAGAAAGAGTTTTAGACGACGACTATGCTCCACTACAAATTGATCGCAAGGGTAGAGTAGTTAACGGACACCATAGACTAGATGCACTACGTTTAGTTGGTGAAGAATATGCTCGTGTACACATGGCTGACGATGTAGTAGAAGATATGCTAGACGAAACATACGCTGATGAAAAAAGAGCAAAAACAAAAAGACAATTAGATACTCATGCAAAACGAATGAACAAGTCAGCTCGTGATTCTATCAAAAAATACGAAAAAGATAAAGAACAAAAAACAGACGAAAACTTTGCTGACGGTAAGAAAAAAGGCAAAAGTCGTCCTGGTAGAGTAAAGAAGTCGGGTGCTAGTTGTAATGGTTCAGTAACTGAACTACGTAAGAAAGCAAAGAACGCAAGCGGTGAACGTGCTAAGATGTATCATTGGTGTGCGAATATGAAAAGTGGAAAGAAGAAGTAAAATGTTTAGCAAACAATGTAAACTACATTTAGAAGAAAAAGGCGAAACAGGATTAGAACATATGAAAGCGGCATTAAAGACAGCCGTAAAACTTCAATTACTTGTACCAGCATTAGTAGTACATAGTGTTGCTCCACGCTTTTTTACAGACACAGCAACAACAGCAATGAAAGACATATTAGGAGACAGACATGAAGATAAATGAATTATTAGAATCTCAAAAAGACACACATTGTTCAGACAAGTGTTGTGGTGCAGATACTAAAAGAGAAGACTGTAAATGTCCTGCAGATTGCAAACACTGTAATTGTAACGATCCTAGTGTTGCAGAAACTACTACATCAGGTGCAATAGCTACTTCGATGGGCGGCGGCAATGGCTTTGCTACTGGCATTGGCACAATACAACGTCGAGTTACAAAGAAGAAAAAGAAAAAAGCATAAATAGTATATAAGATCCGGAGACTAATATGAACAAAACAGAATTACAAGAAGGTTTAGGCGAATTAGCAGATATTGCTGAACGTGACCACGAAGTACAAATGGCTCGTGCAGACCTTTATAAAATTGCAAAGTATGCAATTAAACTACACGAAATGCTAAAAGGCGTAAGTGAAGCAGAAGGTTTAGAAGGTTGGGTGCAATCTAAAATTACTAAATCAGCAGACTACTTAGGTAGTGTGTACCATCATTTAGATTATGATCAAGTTAATGCAGATGCAGGAGATGAAGTAGCTGAAGGTAAATTTAAATCAGCTGCACATCGTAAAGCAGTACATGCTGGTAAAGCAAGTGGCAGAAGAACAAAGAAGAAGCTACGTGCAGGAGCATATGAGTCAGAATATAAAGACCAGTTACATGCTAGACTAGCTGAAAAGAAAGTTGCAGAAAAAGTAACTACAAAAAAGATTACGGCTAAGCCAATTCAATCTAAATCTATTAGCCCAAATACAGGTGGCAATAAAGTATAATGGACTTTCATAAACTTCAGCAAAAGCTATTTCAAATGGATCCTACAGATCCAAGAGAAGATCTAGCAAAGTTACAGCAAGCAGCTCAAGGTGGTTCGGCCGCAACCGGAACAGCCCAGCCTACAAAAAACTACTTGCAAGAAACTGCTGAAGTTACACAAGGTTCATTAGAGTTAGATAAAGATTATTCTGTATCTGATTTTGCTGCACTTGCCGGAGTTGTTACAGAAGGCAAACAAAAGACAGGTAGTGCTGGTCAAGCAAAAGGTAAAGATCCAATGCCTAAAGCAGAACCAGGACGCACAAAGCATCCTTTAAAGGATAAACTAGTAGGTGAAACCTCAAGTGATAGAGTAACTCAGTTAGAAGCAAGAGTGGAATACCTTGAGGGAGTAATTGAAAGTTTACTAGAAGGCAAACCTAAAATAGCAAAGCCATCTAACCCTGTTGCTAAACATATGAACACTTATAACAAAGCAAGTGTCGTACCAGATAAGAAAAAAGATGCCAAGTCTGGCAAGATGAAACATAAAGGCAAAGAATTTGAGTCTATTAAAGAAGAACTGTATAAGCTCTTAGACGACAAAAAGTAACCTTTATATCCTTTACAACCATTTAATGGTTGACAATCAATCAAATCTATATTATAATAAAGACTAACAACAACAGGAGAATGTTATGGGTAGTCGAACCTACGGTGCTGATGAAAAAGCAAAACTAGAACGTCTTGTCAAAGAGGGCGTAACTGTTCTACAAGAAGTCGAAGATTTAAATACAGGCTTAAAAGAAACTGTTAAAGCAGTAGCAGAAGAAATGGATATTAAGCCTTCATTAATTAACAAAGCAATTAAAATTGCACAAAAACGTGACTGGGATAATCATGCTGACGCATATGATGACTTAGAAACACTTATTACTACGTTAGGCTATGATAAGTGATCGCCCGTATAAAAGCATTTTGGGTAGATAGTTATACTAGTGACAAAACTGCTTTTTACTTTGAATTAGTAAGTTTTGTATTTACTGTATATGCTAGTCTAACACTTGCATTAACAGCAAGTGATCCTAATATGCTTATAGTATATCCGGGGTTCTTAGTAGGCAGTGTTACACAGTGCTATGCTGCTTTTAGGCGCGGCGCTGCCTGGGTAATGTTACTAACTGGATACTTTGCTGTAGTAAATGTATTCGGATTTGGAGTAGCTGCCGGTTGGTGGTAATAAGTATTAGTACGCTCAATGACAATTGTCGAGCAAGAAGATGGTTAAGTTGGCCATAAGCAACGTAAGGAGAAAATTGAATGCCATATGTAGACGCGATGTTCGATCGCGATCAAGATATCATCCGGGTCGTAGAACGCCGAGATGGTAAAAGACACTTTACAGAATATCCTGCAAAATATACATTTTACTTCGAAGACCCTAGAGGCAAGTATAAGAGTGTATTCGGTGATCCGTTAACAAGAATTGTTTGTAAAAACACAAAAGACTTTCGAAAAGAAGTTGCTATTAATAAAGGCAAGAACTTATTTGAAAGCGATATTAATCCAATCTTTCAATGTTTAAGTGAAAATTACTTACAACAAGATGCACCTAAACTAAACATTGCTTTCTTCGATATTGAGACTGACTTTGATCCAGAGCGAGGCTTTGCTGATCCAGCAGATCCATTTATGCCGATTACATCTATATCTGTGTACTTACAATGGCTTGAAACAATGGTGTGTTTGGCAGTTCCGCCCAAAACACTTACAATGGAACAAGCTGAAAAAGAACTTGAAGGCATTGATAATGTAATGTTGTTTGAACGTGAAGGCGACATGATCGACACGTTCTTAGACTTAATCCAAGATGCTGATATCCTAAGTGGATGGAACAGCGAGGGTTATGATATTCCCTACACTGTAAATAGGACTAGTCGTGTACTAAGCAAAGATGACACACGTAGATTCTGCTTGTGGGGACAACTGCCTAAGAAGCGTGAATACGAAAAGTATGGGAAGCAAGCAGTTACATTTGATCTAATTGGTCGTGTACACTTAGATAGTTTAGAACTATATCGTAAGTACACCTATGAAGAACGTCATACATATCGACTAGATGCTATTGGTGAAATTGAAGTAGGCGAAAATAAGGTGCCATATGAAGGCACACTTGATCAACTGTACAACAATGACTTTAGAAAGTTTATTGAATATAACATTCAAGATACTGCACTACTAGACAAACTAGATAAGAAACTACGCTTTATTGATCTTAGTAATACTGTTGCACATGAAAACACTGTGATGCTACAAACAACAATGGGTGCTGTTGCTGTTACAGAGCAAGGCATTGTTAACGAAGCACACAACAGAGGTTTGCAAGTCCCCAATCGTCCTAAGCGTGATGATACAGAAAACACACAAGCCGCTGGTGCATATGTTGCATTTCCAAAGAAAGGACTGCATAAGTGGGTAGCGTCAATGGATTTGAATTCACTATATCCAAGTGTTATTCGTGCATTGAATATGGCACCCGAAACTATCATTGGGCAAATACGTCCTGAGATTAGTGAAGCTCGTGTACACGAAGACATGACTCTTAAAAAGAAGTCGTTTGCAGGTAGTTGGGAAGGACGTTTTTCAACAGAAGAATATGAAGCAGTTATGGATCAACGCAAAGATATTGCACTAACTGTTGATTGGGAAGATGGTCGTACTGATGTATTGTCTGGTGCTGAAATTTATCAACTAGTATTTGATAGTCAGATGCCGTGGATGCTTAGTGCAAATGGTACTATCTTTACACAAGAGTTCGAAGGTGTTATTCCAGGACTTCTAAAGCGTTGGTACGCTGAACGTAAAGATATGCAGAAGATGTTAAAGAAAGCAAAAGATGCAGAAAACAAAGCAGAAATTGAATATTGGGATAAACGTCAATTGGTTAAGAAAATTAATCTTAACAGTTTGTACGGTGCTATTCTCAATCCTGGTTGCCGTTTTTTCGATAAACGTATCGGGCAATCAACTACGCTTTCGGGCAGAACTATTGTTAAGCATATGTCGGCGGAAGTAAACAACTGTATTACTGGAACATATGATCATGTTGGTAAAGCTATGGTTTATGGTGATACTGACTCTTGTTACTTTAGTGCTTGGCCGTTACTAAAAGACGATGTTAATTCAAACAAACTTGAATGGAGTACTGAAAAAGCTATTTCATTGTATGATCAAATCTGTGAGCAAGCAAATACTACATTTCCAAAGTTTATGGCAGATGCATTTCACTGTCCAAAAAGCCGTAGTGATGTTATTGCCGCAGGTAGAGAAATTGTTGCGAAGTCAGGGTTGTTCATTACTAAGAAGCGTTATGCGGCACTAGTTGTAGATAACGAAGGTTTTAGAACAGATGGCGATGGTCCGGGTAAAGTTAAAGCAATGGGCTTAGACTTGCGTAGATCAGACACTCCTGTGTTTATGCAGAACTTTTTGAAAGAACTACTTTTAATGGTACTTACAGATGTTCCAGAAAAAGATGTACTAGAACGCATTACTGAATTCCGCAAGGAGTTTCAACAAATGCCGGGCTGGGAAAAAGGTTCGCCTAAACGTGCAAACAAAGTTGGCCACTATGGTCGACTAGAACAAAAACAAGGCAAGGCAAATATGCCTGGTCATGTACGAGCAAGCATTAACTGGAATACACTAAAGCGCATGAACGGTGACAAATACTCGCAAGAGATTGTTGACGGTATGAAAGTTATTGTTTGTAAATTAAAACAAAACCCTCTAGGATATACAAGTGTTGCTTACCCAACAGACGAATTGCGTATTCCAGAATGGTTTAAAGAATTGCCATTTGATGATGCGGCTATGGCAGAAACAATTATTGATAACAAGCTAGACAATCTAATTGGTGTGTTGAATTATGATCTTGAAGATACAAAGTCACACACAACGTTTGGTAGCTTGTTTGAATTTGGAGACTAATATGAAGATTAAGGTTGAGTTAGAACTTGATACTGTTCGAGATGCTGACGAGATTGAAGCACTTATGGATATTATTGATTCTATAAGAAACAGAGATTACGAAGAAGAGGATCAGTAATGGATTGGGGAATGTTAGGAATACTTGCAGTAATGATGTGTCCAATGGTATTTGGTGCAATTACATTTATATACTCTCATTCATCCACAGAGGAAGTTACTAAACAATGGTGGAGTAAATTTAACAAATGAGTAGAGTAGGATTTACATGCAGTGCATTTGATTTGTTACACGCAGGACATATACAGATGCTACGTGATGCAAAAGAACAGTGCGACTATTTAATTGTAGGGTTACAAACTGATCCCACAATAGATAGAGCTGAAAAGAATCCGCCAATACAAACTATTGTCGAACGTTATACACAACTTAAAGCAGTTCGTTACGTTGATGAAATTATTCCTTACGGAACTGAAAGAGATTTAGAAGATATACTTTCTATGTATAATTTAGACATACGTGTACTTGGTGAAGAATATCGTGATAAGGATTTTACTGGTAAAGATATTTGTCGTAAACGTGATATTGAATTATATTTTAATAAAAGAGATCACAGATTTAGTAGTTCTTTACTTCGAGAATCTTGTAAGGCAAAGGAGAAAACATGAAACAGTATTTTATATTTGACGTAGACGGAACACTTACACTAAGTCGAAAGCATATTGATCATAAATTTTATACATTCTTTTTAGACTTCTGTCGTAACAATTTAGTATATCTAGTTACTGGCAGTGACAAACCTAAGACAATGGAACAATTAACACCAGAGATTTATAACTCTTGTAAAACTGTTTATAATTGTTTAGGAAATGATGTATGGCAAGGTAATGAAAATATCTATACCAGTGAGTGGGTACTACCAGAAGTTGTACAAGAAGCTCTGTCATTTTTATTAACCGAAAGTAAGTTTCCAATACGTTCAGGCTTACACTTTGAACATCGTCCAGGACTTTGTAATTTTAGTGTTGTAGGCCGTAATGCTACTCAAGAACAAAGAGCAGAATACGTAAAGTGGGACAAAGAAACATTTGAGCGTATTAAAATTGCTAACGCTATCAATGACATGTTTCCGCAAATAGAATGTAGAGTAGGCGGTGAAACAGGCATTGACATTATACAGCGTGGCAGAGATAAAGCTCAAATTATAAGTCACTTTGAAGACGAAGATGCAAAGATTTACTTCTTTGGCGATAGAATGGATAAAGCCGGTAATGACTACAGTCTATCAGAAGTTGTTAAAACTAAAGGAGGAGAAATATTTCATGTAAAAGACTATAAAGATACATGGAACTTTCTTAGAAGCCTATGAATATTTTATTAACAGGACATAAAGGCTTTATTGGTAGTGCCTTAGAATATAGACTATTAAGAGCTAACCATGTAGTATTTGGAATAGATATCAAAGACAGTGCTAGTGATGATCTACTACATTATACTAATTGGCCAAAAAAGATTGATCTCATAATACATCTTGCAGGTAAGAGTGGTGTACGTGAAAGTTTAAAAGATCCTGCAGGATACTGGATGAATAACATCGAAGCAAGTCGTAGATTATTTGAAGCATATCCAGACACACGTATACTGTATGCTAGTAGTTCTAGTGCTTACGAGCCTGACTTAAATCCTTATGCGGCGTCTAAGTTTTGCTTAGAAGAACTAGCGTGTCGTTATCCTGATACATTAGGTATGCGTTTTCACACAGTTTATAGTGATACTTGTCCGCGAGAGAACATGTTCTTTAAAAGATTACGTTCGAACACTTTAGAATATACAACTAATCATTATAGAGATTTCATACATTTACAAGATGTACTAGATGCAATAGAAATATTGATCAAAGACAAACGTGTAAATGGTGTGATTGATATTGGTACAGGGAATCCTATTAGGATCCAAGACTTAGCACCGGACTTACCAGTGCGTCTAAATACCCCAGGAGAGAGAACTTTCACTTGTGCTAATACAGAACGAATGAAAGATTTAGGCTTTAAACCTAAATACACGGTAGAAAACTACTTGACAAACCAAAGTAAAGATAATATAATAAACTTATTCAATGGAGAAACAATATGAAAGATATCTTACAAGACGTAGTTGCACATACACATGCACTAGGCTTTTTAGCATTAGTGAAAGTAAGCAACGACAATGGCACACAAATTGACTCGATGGCTGAAGATCGTTCAGTAATTTTAAGTGGCGAAACACATAGTTCAGTTAGTGAATTTGTAGGCACGTTTGGTATGCCTAACTTAGACAAACTTGCACTACACTTAAAAAACCCTGAGTACAAAGACAACGCAAAAATTGATGTAGTACAAGCAGAACGCAATGGCGAAACTGTTCCAACACATATTCACTTTGAAAATGCAGCTGGTGACTTCCAAAATGATTATCGCTTTATGAATAAAGCAATCATTGAAGAAAAACTAAAAACTGTTAAGTTTAAAGGTGCGGCATGGAATGTAGAATTCCAACCAAGCATGGCAAGTATTGCACGTATGAAACTTATGAGTGCGGCACACAGTGAAGAGCCTACATTTAATGTAAGTACTAAAAACGAAAACTTAACATTTAGTTTTGGTGATGCAAGTACACACGCAGGCGAATTTGTATTCCAGCATGGTATTGAAGGTACATTATCGCACACATGGAGTTGGCCTGTAGCACAAGTACAAGCAATCTTAAACTTAGACGGCGATGCAACAATGAGCATTAGTGATCAAGGTGCTATGAAGATTAGTGTAAACTCGGGTATGGCAACATACGATTATATCTTACCAGCACAGAGTAAGTAGAATATGCGCAAAGACTTAACCGCAGAACAACATGACTATGCACGTTTTTTACCTGCACTAAGTGGCTTCTATGCTACATATGTAGGTAAGCAACGTTATGACGAGTATGTAGATAAGTCTCGTATTCCTAGTAACTTTGCTAACGGTGTTGAAAGTCTTAATTATCTTAACTCCAATGAAGGGGCGTTTACTTATAAGTGGACGCTCTATTCTGCAGGACACGCTGACTTAGACACAACTAAATTTGTTCCTAAAGAAGACATGGTGCGTAATAGAGATAGAGATAACACTTGGGTGCTAGGTGACTCAGGCGGCTTCCAAATTGGTAAGGGCGTTTGGGAAGGTGAATGGAAAGATCCTACTAGTCAGTTTGTTAAAGATAAAATGGCAGACTGTGTAGCACGAGGTACAGAAGAACGTACTATTACTAGTACAGATAAGAACGGCAAAGAAACAACAAAAACTGTTACAGTTGATCTTGTAAAAGAGTATCAAGGCAGATTAGATATGGCACAGAAAAAACGTGATGCTGTTCTAAGATGGATGGATGCATACGCAGACTATGGTATGATTCTTGATATTCCAGCGTGGGTATCACGTTCACCAGCAGGAGCATTAGCAACAGGTATTAGTGAGTATGCAGATGCCGCAGAAGCAACCAAGTATAATAACGAATACTGGATGAAACATAGAACAGGTGCTTGTAAGTTCCTTAATGTTTTACAAGGTGAGAATCACACAGACGCAGATGACTGGTATGAGCAGATGAAAGATTACTGTGATCCAGTTAAGTATCCTAACAATCATTTTAATGGTTGGGGTATGGGTGGACAGAATATGTGCGATGTGCATTTGGTTCTTAAACGTCTAGTTACATTACACTTTGACGGACTACTGCAAAAGGGCGTACACGATGTAATGCACTTCTTAGGCACATCTAAACTAGAGTGGGCTACGCTATTAACTGATATACAACGAGCTGTGAGAAAGAATTACAATGAAAACTTTACTGCCACATTTGACTGCGCTAGTCCTTTCCTTGCAACCGCAAACGGACAGATCTACATTCAAAACGAAACTGAAGACCGAAGCAAATGGACGTATCGTATGGTACCGTCAGTTGACGATAAAAAATATGCTTCAGACAACCGCTTGTTCAGAGACACTGTTATATCAGATGGGATATTTAAAAACTTTGAAAACAGTCCGCTCACCGAAAAACTCAAAGTATCTGACGTTTGCACTTATGCTCCCGGAGACTTAAATAAGATCGGTAAAGAAGGAAAGACATCATGGGATTCGTTTAGCTATGCTATACAAATGGGTCACAATGTATGGAGTCACGTTAATGCTGTACAAGAAGCAAACAGACAGTATGATGCAGGTATTGTTCCTAAAATGCTTGTACAAGAAAAGTTTGATAGAGTCTTCTTTAGAGATGTAGTTAATGAAATATTTGCTATTGATAACAAAGAAGATGCACTAGCAAAAATAGAAGAACATTCAAAGTTTTGGATGGCAATACCTGGTACTAGAGGTGCTATTGGTAAAAAGACTGTAAATGCAAGTACACACTTTAACGCACTCTTTGATGTAGAAGAGCCTGAAGAGGACGAACTAGAAGACGGTGTCTTTTCAGAAGAAGAAGAACATAATCTAGAGGTATTAGAAGATGCACAACTTTACGGAGAAACACAATAAGATGGCAGGATACTTACAAGAGTTATACTCAAAGCATAGAAAACTTGACGACGAGATAAAAATGTTGTATAATAACTTTGCAGATAATATGGCTATCAATCGACTAAAAACTAAAAAACTTTGGTTTAAAGACGAAATACACAGAATAGAAAAGGAACTAAAGGAACTATAAATGAAGTCTAAAGAAGAAAAGATATTACAAGTTGTTAACTTATCACCCGACGAATCGGTTATTGAAAAGTTAGCAGAGATACACCCTATAAGACAAGCAGCCTATGCTTCGATTGTACAACTTGTAGTATTAGGCTTTATGTTTGGTGCTATGGCACTAATTAATAGTTTTTTATAAAGGAGACAACAATGAGTGATTTTAGTGATAGAAAATATCATACTGATGCTGATACATATAAAGCGTATCAGTTTTCACAGATTCCGGCTAAACAGGATGAACGTACACCTTACGAAATACGTATGGATAGTTTACATGATGCACTTAATGAATGTGAGCAAGTACTTTCAGGAGCAAGACAGGCTGCTGATCCTAGACACATTCCAGTGTATGAGCAACACAAAGCAGCCATTCTTTCACAGATAGAAGAGCTAAAAGCTAACCCTGACAAACATGGCGAAGTATAATGAAACGTGATTACGAAACAGGCGAAGCAAACGACATTATTTTCTTTACAGGTGTAGAAGTTGAAAAGACTCCTGCATTTGGATTGAAGACGTTGTTTGTTACAGGCGTACAAGATTACAATGAGATAATGAAGTTCTACAACGATGAACAATGTGAACATATCTTCTTTGGTGCTAACCACAGTTATGCTCCTGCTACTGGAGATGACTTTGAAGAATGGGATCTAATGATTCGTGCGTTTACAGATCAAGAGATACTTTGTAGTCTAGACATTCCAAGTACTATTAACTTAGAATGGTTTTTAGATGGCGGACTAACTGAAAGTGATTACTTTATTCCGCAGTTACGTGTAGTAGTTCCATACATCAAACAATTTAACTATAACACTATGTTAAAGATTGACGACAAAGATTTTAAAGCAAGCAATCCAGGTGTTTGGTGTCATAGGTTACACGACTTAATGGATAGTGAAAAATTTACTGATTGGCGTAAATATTCGCTTGACAAACCTTTATAACGAAAGTATACTAGTAGTATGAACAACAACAAGTATGAACCTTACGAAGCATATATGCGGCGTAGAACTAGAGAAGAGGACGCTAAAATGGCAATTGAAACAGCTATGAATAAAGCAGAAAGAAGTATTTGGGTAACCTTTAGCAAAGAAGGTGTACATATGTATCCAGGCGCAGATACTGATCCTAAACTAGCAACAGGCGATTGGGATGACGTATCATTCTTAGGTATTCCACATCGTCATATTTTTCACTTTCGTGTTCGTATTGAAGTATTTCATAACGATCGCGATATTGAGTTCATTCAGTTTAAACGCTGGATGCAACGACTCTATGACGTCGAAGGCGTATTAGAGTTAGACCACAAGAGCTGTGAGATGATCGCAGATGACTTGTACAAAGAGATCTCTAACAAGTATCCCGGCCGGTTTGTAGAGATTAGTGTTGCAGAAGACAACGAAAACGGCTGTTCAATTTTTTATCCTAAATGCTAATAAAAGAGAGAAACTCAAAATGGCTTACAACTTCCCTCCTGTCAATAAGATTTTTGACGATTTGGACAAGTTTCGCGACTACTGTCGCTTCGAAGGCAAAGTGTTTGACGAAGTCGCACTTTATAAACGTGATCACCCTAGTTGGATCGCTTATCAGAAATATCAAAACTATTTACGTGCTAAGGCTCGTAACGCCAATAGGAATACAACTCAACGGAGAAACTAAATGACTATTTACATCGTAGACATCGAAGCAGTTGACACACGCTATACAAAGCAATGGAAAGAACATCTTCCAAGTCAACTAAAGCGAGCTACAAATGAAAACGTAAAAGTTATTAGTGGCGGCGAAACACCTCAGGCAACTACGCCTGGGGCGTTTCTCAACTTCGGCGGTACTAACGTTTATAAAAGTAAACAGTTAGAAACTATTGGTGAAATGTTTTGTAATGGAGAAATACAAGATGGAGATTATTTCCTATATACAGATGCGTGGAATCCAACTGTTATTCAGCTTAGGTATATGTCCGAGTTACTTGGTGTTGATATCGGAATCGGCGGTCTTTGGCATGCTGGTAGTTATGATCCTCATGACTTCCTTGGCAGGCTTATAGGTGACAAACCTTGGGTAAGACATGCTGAGATGTCAATGTTCGAATGTTATGATGATAACTTCTTTGCAAGTGATTTTCATATTGATATATTTACAGATGTATTTAATGAAGACTATGCAATTGACTGGGACAAAATACATCGTGTAGGCTGGCCTATGGAGTATTTAAAGAATAGTTTAGATAGTTATAAAGGTATGGAAAAACGTAACCTTATACTTTTTCCACATAGAGTTGCTCCTGAAAAACAAGTTGATATCTTTAGAGATCTTGCAGAACGTTTGCCGCAATATGAGTTTGTTGTTTGTCAAGAATACCAACTTACAAAGAACGAATATCATAACTTATTAGGGGAAGCTAAACTAGTGTTTAGTGCTAACCTACAAGAGACATTAGGTATTAGTTGGTATGAAGGTGCATTAGTTGATGCTATTCCAATGATGCCTGATAGACTTAGTTACAGTGAAATGGCACTGCCCGAGTTTAAGTATCCAAGTGAATGGACTGAAGACTATGATGCATATCTACATCACAGAGATAAAGTTATTGCACAAGTTGTAAACTACATGGAAAATTATGACGATCTACTTGTTAGTTTAGACAAACAACGTACAAAACTAAACAAAGATTTTTTTAGTGGAGAAGCTTTATATGACTCAATTAAAAAATGATGAAATATATATAAACATTGACGATATTGACTTCACTGATTTAGATTTAGATACAACATTTACTATTTCGACAGATGACACTGATACTTTATCTGCAAACAATATATGGAGTTACAATAATAATAATACCGTTATATTAAATGACGATGTAACCTATCGCTATCCAAAACCTCGTAATGAACTTGACGAGAAACAGATTGAAAGTATGTGTAGAGAATATCCAGCACTAGAAAAAGTTTGGCGTAATTTTAAAAGTATATACGATTTGGTACAACAAGACTATAAAGGTAAACAAAGAGTAGGCGAAATAGAAGATGACAATCCTTTCTAAAATTATGGAAAAACTCGGCAGGCGTCGAGTAATAACAGAAAGAGATAGCAACGAGCCATATCTTATTCGTTGGTATCTATTACTAAAGGACAGAAAGAACTTTCCTTTTAATTTAACACTACACAAAGTGTTAAAGAGTGATGATCCTGTATTACACGATCATCCATGGACATATGCCACACTAATACTAAAAGGTGGTTATTGGGAAAATGTTCCTGTTGTTAGTAGAGAAGGTAACATAGTAGGCTCACGTGGTATTTGGCGTGGACCAGGACATTTTAGATTTCGTAAAGCAGATGACTTACACTTTTTAACACTTGAGAAAGATAAGAACGGAAATGAGATACCTTGTTGGAGTTTGTTCTTTATGGGCAAGAAGGCAACAGAATGGGGCTTTGTTCCGTTTGTGCCGAAAGAAGGGTATCGTTGGATTAACAGTACAAAATACTTAGCACGAGGAGCAAAAGATTAATGAGCATGAACCATGACGTAAAACCTAAAGACGAAGAACTTGAGCGTATGAAGGCAGAGTATCTTGCTAAAGGTGGTCAAATTACTAAAGGCGAAACAAAGCCTATGCCTAACGAACTTGGTATTAGTAACAATAGTTGGAATAATAAATTAACTAAGGCAGAAAAAAATGCTAAGGAGAACAAATGAACAAACATCACTATAGTTGGCAAGATTTAGAAAAGGCATGTGTTAATATTACATTACAAATGTATAAGGATAATTGGCGTCCTGACTATATTGTAGGTATTACTAGAGGTGGAAATGTACCTGCTACAATACTAAGCAATATGTTAGATGTACCAGGACAAGCATTAAAAGTAAGTCTACGTGACGACATTGTAGATAATGAAAGTAATTGCTGGATGTCAGAAGATGCATTTGGTTATGTAGATGAGGAAGAACGTGTAACACTTAAAACACGCTGGGACATAAGCAAACGTAAAAATATTTTAATTGTAGACGACATTAACGATACTGGTGCTACATTTAATTGGATTAAAGAAGACTGGCAAGCAAGTTGTTTACCTGATGAAACAAGTTGGAATACAGTATGGCATAACAATGTTCGCTTTGCTACTATAACAGATAATCTAGCAAGTGAATTTAACGGAAGTGTAGATTATACTACACACGAAATTAATAAAGCTGAACAAGACGTTTGGCTAGTATACCCATGGGAGAATGTAACATGAATGAAGGACCTTTTCAAACTGCTGTAGAAGCACAAAAAACAGGCGTTATTAAAGAAGAATATATAGTCTATCGAATGAGAGACGGAATGTTTGTTAGAGAAACAAGTGTTAGAAATCACTTATCTAATAATGACTATAACGACACTTCAACAGTTGAACCTTTAGTAGAGATGTCATAATGGCTTTTACATGGGATAAAATACACAAGTGGGAAACTAATATCGAAAATGAGATATTAAGCAGTTGTGAAGATTATATCTGCGAACACTATGGTGTTGAGCTAATTGATGATTTGTCAAAAGATCAAATTGAAGAAATTAAATTATTCCAAAAAGACCTTTGGGAAGAATCTATTATGCAATACGGTTTTAATACTGTATTAGAAATATGGAACGCATCTAAAATGGATGATGGAATATTTGAGGACGATGATGACTACATCAATAGCTGATACATTAGAAACAGCACAACAAGAAGGCAGAGCTCCGTGGACTAACATAGAGCTCGATACACGCGACTTTGTTGTGTATAGCGACATTTATCCAGTTACACTAGGTCACACGTTAGTAGTACCTAAAACAGCAACACAAGAAGAAATACTAAAGTGTATGAAGTTTGCTGTTGCAATGGGACAACAAAACGTTGAAGCCGATAATGATGTTACTGGATATAATGTCGGTATGAATATGGGAGTAAGTGCAGGACAAACAGTTATGTATCCGCACATACACCTTATCTTCCGTCGTGATGGAGACATGGAAGACCCAAAAGGTGGCGTAAGAGGCGTCATTCCATCTAAACAAAAATATTAAGGAAAGGAATTATGGAGTTGAAGGAACAAATGATTAGTGCCGCAAGGAAACACGCAGAGGCGGAGATTGAATTGCATAAAACTAATATCGAAGTCTACATGCAAAAAGTAGTAGGCATCGGTGAACACTCAGACATTATCGAGACAATACAAAAAGAACTAGACGCTATGGCATCTGCTCATGATCGTCTTGAAATGTTAGACACGTATTTTAGTTAATAGGAGAAAACTATGGCAACATGCGGCTGTAAAAGATCGCCTACTGGTAAATGCATTGGTTGGCATTCACTAAGCGAAGCAGAATATCTAGCTAAAAGAGCGCAGTACGATAACCGTAAGCAACTTGAAGCAAAAGATGCCGGTTCAAAACAAGCTCGTAAAAAACTATAATGGTTGACAAAAACCTAAATACAATGTATAATATAACTTATATTGTGCATTGTATTATTAACGGCAATCCACTGCCTAAACATCGGAGATTAAAAAATGGATAAATCTAAAGAGATAAAAGCCCGTTTGCAACAAGCAAACAAACGCTTCTGGGCTGGCGACAACATTTCAGACTATATTAAAGACGGCGAAAAGCAAATCCTAATTGATGAGCTTGCTGTTAAGTTTGAAGACGTATTACAAGGTCTTGTAATAGATACAGAAAACGATCCTAACAGTAACGGCACAGGTAAACGTCTTGCAAAGATGTATATCAATGAGCTAATGTCAGGACGTTATGAAGCAATGCCGCCGGCAACAGCATTTCCAAATGACAGCGAAGATCGTTATGAAGGTATGTTAGTTGTGCGTAGTGAACTTACAAGTATGTGTTCACATCATCACCAGATAGTTAGAGGTGTAGCATACATTGGTATTATTGCATCAGACAAGTTAATTGGGTTA